GAGTATATGTTCCTGTACCTGGCGGTGCACGGTTCATTACCTGGTTTCGGTAAGATCAACCTGGCGATCTATGTCTCGGACAGTATCGAGAACGGCGTGAAGAACATGCGCAAGAACCTGGAGTTCCGTTGGGAGAACAGTGACTTCCTGCGCAAGTATATACCCACGACCCGCTTCACCGATATCCGCTGGGAGTTCATAAACATCGATGGGGCGCGGTTCATCGTCAAGGGCTACGGCGCCAAGACGGGTGTTCGTGGTGCGAAGGAAATGGGCGTGCGGCCTCAAATGGCGGTGCTCGATGACCTGATCTCGGATGAAGATGCTCGATCCACTACCGTGATCTCCGCGGTAGAAGACACCGTCTATAAGGCAGTGGACTACGCACTGCACCCCACCAATAGCATGGTCATCTGGTCAGGTACGCCGTTTAACGCGAAAGACCCACTGTACAAGGCGGTGGAGTCCGGTGCCTGGGCAGTCAACGTGTTCCCTGTATGCGAGCACTTCCCGTGTGATCGGGATGAGCTGAAGTCGAGCTGGGGTGACCGCTTTGACTATGACTACATCATGGGCAAATACGTCAAGGCCAAGAAGGCCGGCAAGATAGCCACCTTCGACCAGGAATTGATGCTGAGGATTATGTCGGACGAGGATCGCCTGATTCAGGACAACGACATCCGGTGGTATCGAATCGCCAATGTCTTAGAGCACAAGATGCGGTTCAATTTCTATATCACTACCGATTTCGCTACCAGTGAGAAACAGGCTGCCGACTTCTCGGTGATCAGCGTCTGGGCACATAACAATGCCGGGGACTGGTTCTGGGTGGATGGCGTCTGTAAGCAGCAAACCATGGACAAGAATATCGATGACCTGTTCCGCATGGCACAGCGGTATAACCCTCAAGGGGTTGGCGTGGAGGTCAGCGGCCAACAAGCGGGATTCATCCCGTGGATACAAGACCAGATGATGGTGCGCAATATCTACTTCCCACTGGCTTCCCAGGGAAATGACAGCAGCCCGGGTATCCGCCCAGTGACGAATAAGCTGGTGAGATTCAACGTGGTAGTGCCTTGGTTCAAGCTGGGTAAGTTCTATTTCCCTCTGGAGAAAAAGCAGACTCCGGAGATGGTCGAGTGCATGGACGAGCTGACCCTGGCATCAAGCGGAGGATTTCGAAGCAAAAAGGATGACTTCATTGATACCATATCGATGTTGCCGGCTATGAAGGCCTGGAAACCCACGGAGTCTGGTGCCATGGAGCAGTCAGACGATGACTTGTGGGGATTAGAAGATAACGACACAGGCGGTGAAAGCCGTATGAGTTCATACATTGTTTGAGGCGTAGAATGACTTTACAAGATATATATGACCAGTTGACCTACGGGCCTCTGAAGAATCTGTTCGTAGCTTCCCGCAATATGGAAGATGTCGGCATTGAGGGCGAGGACTTCAAGTCGTTGTTCCCGCACATCCAGTTGGGGCTGAATGCAATCCATAGCCGTATGTTCATGCGCGAGGGTCGCACGGTGCTGGAGCTGGAGGAGGGCAAGGTATCTTACTTGGTTTCCCCTACAGAACAGAACCTGCTGGAAATTGAGCAGGTGTGGGGCGTCTACTGCAGTAAAGCCTACGAGATTCCCCTGGACGAACTGGATGAGCCTGTGTCCATCCGGCGTACCAGCCACAACTCAATCATCATACCTGACGACGCTGAGCTGGCGCCCTGGTTGTCTGAAACCACTGAGCTGACGGTGGTATACCGTGCCAACCACCCAGAGATCAAGGACTACATCGCCAATAGCGCACCTCTGGCGACTGAGATCTTCCTGCCTTCCACACACCTGCAAGCCCTGTTACTGCATGTAGCGGGTACGGTCCATACCCCTATTGGTATGAAGAACGAGTTCCATGCGGGCCGTGATTACCGCAATGAGTTCGACATGGAAATGCAGCGATTGGAGTTAGCCGGGTTCGATATTAAGGCCACTTCCAACAACACACGACTGCGGAAGGCCGGCTTCCCATGATTAAATCCCAGCTTTCTTAAAATCCCTTCCGTACCATTGCCCGATACATCAATAGTGCGGAAGGGTTAGGATGGAAAAGATTGAGGAAAATCAGGTAGAAGCCCCGGCACCTGAAGGGTGGACAAAGCCGCCTGAACTGAAGGATCTTAAAGCCGATCTGGAAAGTGCCAAGCCTGCCCATGATACTCAGTGCCAGAAGATATCCGCATGGTTGGATAACCTTAATGTCACCGGCACCGCTAAAATCAAGCGGAGTGCCAACCGTTCCAACGTACAGCCCAAGCTGATTCGTAAACAGGCTGAGTGGCGGTATACCGCATTGTCCGAGCCGTTCCTGAGTGCTGAGGATATGTTTGCCGTCAACCCCGTTACCTGGGAAGACGCCGACGGTGCTCGCCAGAACCAAATCGTGCTCAACAACCAGATCAATACCAAGGTCAATAAGCAGAAGTTTATTGATGACCTGGTGCGTGATGCAGTGAATAAGGGTACGGCTATCATCCGTACTGGCTGGGTATTTGAAGAAGAGCTTATTACCGGCATACGCCCGGTCTACAGCTTCCGGCCTAACCCGGCACTCGCTCCCCTGATGGAAGAACTGGATCGGATGGAGTCTGAGAACCCTACCGGCTATAAGTTTGAAGTCCCCGAAGAAATGCAACAGGCCCATCAGGTGTCGCGCACAGCGCAGACGCCGATGGAGCCGTATATCTCCGGACGTGAAGAATATGAAGAAATGCGTACCCTGCGTAACCACCCCACGGCTGAGGTGTGCGATTACAAGAACGTCACCATAGACCCATCCTGTGGTGGAGACATGGAGAAAGCGGGGTTTGTCGTATTCAGCTTCGATACTTCAATGTCCGAGTTACGCAAAGAAGGGCGCTACACTAATCTGGATGAGATCAATATAGCAGTGGTGCAGTCACCCCTGTCAGAGCCGGACCACCAAGGTGAAGATGAGTCTGGTTTCCAGTTTAAGGATGATCCCCGTAAGAAGATCGTAGCCCATGAGTACTGGGGCTATTGGGATTATGATGAGTCCGGTATCGCCAAGCCCTTCGTGGCAACGTGGGTCGGCGATACGATGATCCGCCTGGAGGAAACTCCATTCCCTGACGGCAAGCTCCCCTTTGTGTTCATGGCTTTCATGCCAGAAGAAGATTCTGCCTACGGTGAGCCTGATGGTGAACTGCTGGTTGATAACCAGCTAGTAGTCGGTGCGATCACCCGGGGCATGGTAGATATCCTGGGCAACTCAGCCAATGGCCAGACAGGCGTGCGTAAAGATGCCCTGGATGCCACCAACCGGCGTAAGTACCAGAACGGCGAGGACTATGAGTACAACCCTCATATCGATCCCCGTATGGCGTTCTACATGCACACCTACAACGAGATCCCTCAGTCTGCCACCTTCCTGCTGAACCAGCAGAACATGGAAGCCGAGTCTATGACCGGCGTTAAGACCTTTACCGATGGTATCAATGGAAACCAGTTAGGTGAAGTTGTGGCAGGTATCAAGGGTGCTATGGATGCAGCCTCCAAGCGAGAGACTGGAATACTCCGACGTATGGCCAAAGGCATAGTAGAGATGGGGCGTAAGTTCGTTGCCATGAATGCTGAGTTCCTCGACGAGGAGGAAGTGGTGCGTATGACCAATGGTGAGTTCGTCCCTATCCGTAGAGATGACCTGGCCGGTAACTACGACCTGAAGCTGACCATCAGTACTGCAGAGGAAGACGCCGCCAAGATAGAGAAGCTGGCTTTCACTCTGCAAACCATGGGGCCGAAGATGGACTTCGGTGCCTCCAAGATCATCATGACCCAGATTGCCCGGCTACAGAACATGCCGGAGCTGGCGCATCAGTTAGAAACCTTCGAGCCTACACCCGATCCTATTCAAGAGGAGTTGGGTAAGTTGGCTGTTGAGAAGGCCCGCCTGGAGAACGCTGAGATCGAATCCAAGATCCGTGAGAACTATGCGTCTGCTGGTTTGGATCAGGCCAAGGTTGAAGATGTTCTAGCCTCTGCCCGCTTGAAAGGTAGCTCTGCCGATAAGTCAGACCTTGATTTTGTCGAGCAAGAGTCCGGTGTTACCCAAGAGCGTGACCTGCAGAAGCAGGGTGAGCAGGCCCGCGGGAACATTGAGCTGGAGAAGTATAAGCAGCGCGTGGCGCCGGCTAAAGACGCCAAGGCTAAAAAATAATTCAGAAAACAGTTTTTACTTTAAATACAGTACTTTCCGAACACCATTAACTAACTAGCAATGATGGAGCACGAAAGATGGAATTAGAGCAGCAGGTACAACAGATAGAAATAGGAATGGACGACGCCCGTGAAGCAGTAGAAACGGCTGACGCCCTGAAACGCCTGAAGAATAACAAAGACTTCAAGCTGGTATTCCTGGATGGGTTCTTCTCAGAAGAAGCAATTCGTCTGGTTGAATTGAAAGCTGCCCCTGCTGCTCGGCGGGAAGATATCGCAAAGGCAATCGACAAGACGATTGATGCGATCGGCGAAACACAGCAGTACCTGAATCGTATTTTTCAGGAAGGTGATATGGCTAAGTCGGCGTTGAATGATGGCGAAGCTGAGCTGAATGCCATCTCTGCTGAGATGGGTAACGGGTAATGTCAGAGGCAGCGGTAGACACCGCACAGGAGGATTCTCCTGATTTCCTGGGCATGTCTGATGAGGACTTTGCCAATCTCGACCCTAACCTGGTGGAGACACTTGAGTACCCTGAAGAGGAAGAGGTTGAGTCGGAAGGCGAACTCGAAGAAGATCTGGAGACCGAAGACGATGTGCTTGAAGACGGCGACAGCGACGATAGTGGTGATGACAGTGACCCCGATCTTTCTCCCGATGATAGCGACGTTGGGGACGATGACACTGACAGCGGTGATACTGACGACACCGATGATGCAGAGGACGATTCAGACAGTGATGACTCCGCAGCCCTAGACTTCGAGGCTGAGTACAAGAAGCTGATGGCTCCGTTTAGGGCCAACGGCAAAGAGATGCAGATTACTAATGTAGACGATGCTCTCCAGCTCATGAAGATGGGCGCCAATTACAACAAGAAGATGGCTGGTTTGAAACCGTCCATGGGCCTTGTGAAGATGCTTGAGAAGAACGATCTCTTGAGCGAAGAGAAATTATCATTCCTGATCGATGTATCTAGGAAAGATCCAGCGGCAATTGCGAAGCTATTGAAAGATAGCGACATCAATCCCCTGGAGATGGACTTAGACGATTCGGAGAAGTATGTAGAAACCGACCATTCGGTTGACCCACGGGAACTGGATCTCGATAACGTCATTGAAGACCTCAAAGGCGACGAGCACTTCCAGGAAACGATCGGGGTAGTCGATGGGTGGGACGAAAATAGTAAACAGGCTGTAGCGAACGATCCGCAACTGTTACGAGCAATAAATGACCAAATGTCTAACGGTATTTATAAGCTCATCAGCACTACGGTAGAGTCTGAGCAAATGCTCGGCAGGCTTCAGGGTTTAACCAATCTACAGGCGTACCAATCTGTTGGTGACCAGATTCAGAAACGTAATGGCTTCGCTCATCTCTTTCCAGAGACCCAGCAAGAAGACATTACCCCTGAACCCGCTCCCAAAAAAGGTGACGAAGGTAGAAAGGCTAAGCGCAGGGCGGCCAGTCCAACCAAGAAAACTGCGACGAAGAAGCCCGTCGAGAAAGCCTACGATCCGTTGGCTCTTTCGGATGAGGAATTCATAGCGCAGGGTGACTCTAAATTTTTATAGCGTAGAACGCTGAGTGAGATAATAAGATGGCTGATAATGTAGGCGGTAAGTTGTACAACGATCCAGCAGGAGATTTCGGCAGTGCCGATCCTTCTGGTATCGGTAGTCAGATTCGTGTAGACCACTATCTGAAAAAGGCGCTGATTGAAGCGCGGAAAGAACAGTACTTTGGCCAGTTGGCTGACGTAACCTCTATGCCTAAGCACATGGGCAAGCGGATGCGTAAGTACCACTACATCCCTCTGTTGGATGTGCGTAACGTAAACGACCAGGGCATCAATGCTGCAGGCGCTGGAATTGCTGACGGTAACCTGTACGGTTCTAGCAAGGACGTTGGCGCGATCCCTAGCAAGATGCCTCAGCTCTCTGAGACTGGCGGACGTGTTAACCGTGTTGGTTTCACCCGCTTGGAAGTGACTGGAACTCTTGAGAAGTATGGTTTCTTCGATGAGTACACCCAGGAATCTGTTGACTTCGATTCTGACGCTGACCTGCGTATGCACGTCAACCGTGAGATGGTTAATGGTGCTCAGGAAATTACTGAAGATCTGCTTCAGATTGACCTGCTGACCGAAGCCGGCGCAAACGGTACTGTCCGTTATGCTGGAACTGCGAGCTCTATTTTGACTACTAGCGGCGAAGCTGCTGGCGATCAACTGGCTTACGGTGACTTCCTGCGTCTGTCCATTGCTCTTGATGATAACCGTACACCTAAGCAAACCAAGGTGATCACTGGTACTCGTCTGGTAGACACTAAAACCATCCGTGGTGGACGTGTAATGTACATCGGCTCTGAACTCCAGCCTACGCTGGAAGGTATGGTTGATCTGCACGGTAACCAGGCATTCGTTCCTGTGAACCAGTACGCTGCTGGCGGCACTATCATGAATGGTGAAGTCGGTTCTATCAGTCACTTCCGTATCGTTGTCGTCCCTGAGATGATGAAGTTCGAAGCGGGCGGCGCAACATCTACTACAGATACTCACTACGAGACATCTAACAAGTACGATGTATTCCCCATGCTGGTTGTTGGTGATGGCGCATTCTCTACTATCGGTTTCCAAACTGATGGCAAGACTGTGAAGTTCAAGATCAAGCACGCTGCTCCCGGTTCTACTGAGAGCTATGCCCAAGACCCCTATGGTGAGACTGGCTTCATGTCCATCAAGTGGTACTACGGCTACCTGCCCCTGCGCAGCGAGCGACTCGGCCTGATCTACACTACTGCGACTATGTAAATCGCACTCGGGGAGGGGGTCTCAATGACCCCTCCCCATCCCTTTTTATCTAATAGCCGGAGAATCCGCAATGTCAGATGACAATTTTGAAAGTGAAGTAGAAGAAGTATTGGAAACAGAGTTAGATTCCCTGAAAGCCAGGGCTACTCAAATGGGCATCAAGTTCCACCCGTCCAGCGGTGTGGATAGTTTGAAAGCCAAGATCAATGAGGCTCTGGCAGAGGAAGTGCCAGAACCTGAAGTGGAAGCAGAACCTGTCGTAGGTGTATCTTCAGAGCGAGCCAAACGTGCGGTACTGAAGAAAGAGCAACTGAAGTTACGTCGGGTAAACGTCACCTGTATGAACCCGGCGAAGTCCGAGTACAACGGTGTGATCATTACCGTAGGTAACAACCTGGTAGGCACGGTGAAACGGTATGTGCCGTTTAACGTGGAATGGCACGTAGAGGACATCCTCTATCAGAATATGAAGCAAGCCAAGTACCAACACTTCTACTCTGAGCGTGATCCAGATACCAAGCGTAATGTACGCAAAACAAAGTTAGCACAATGCTACAACATTATGGATCTCGCACCACTCACAGAAAAAGAGTTGGCAGATTTAAGTCAGCGTCAAGCACTGGCTACAGGCACCGAAGAAGCATAACCATACCCGGGGTAGATTGAATGGCATACGAGCTAACAGCAGCAGATTTCACCACAGCCGTTGACGTAAATAGTAAGGTCGATGGTACAGGTGTCTTTGACACCGTGATGAACTCTGTCCGTGCGCAGGTGTACGCTGAGTATAAAGACCAGCGTATCACCGGCCAGGAGTATTCAACAGTCTACCTCGGCGCCCTTGAAAAGGCGTTGGCTACAGCACTCCAGTTTCTACTGGAGAAAGACAAGGTCGCTCTTGAAGCGGAACTGATTCGACTGCAGGGTGAAAACCTGCTGATCGAGAAAGACAAGACCCTGGCTGAGATCCGATTGATCGAAGCACAGATTGATAAGATGGATCGTGACCGTGACCTGGTACTGGCTCAAATTGAGCAGATGGGCTACGAGAACACCAAGATCCAGTCTGAAACCATACTGGTCAATAACAAGGCCGCCAATGAGATTCTGCAAGGTGGTGTGATTGAAGCCACTGAATGTAAGCTCAAGGCTGAGTTCGATGTACTGGTAGAGCAACGGGCCAAGGTAGCAGCGGAGACTGCTCTCCTCAACCAGAAGAAAGTGACTGAGGCTGCACAGGTATCTGGCGCCGCGGTGGACGAGGACAGCGTGATCGGTAAGCAGAAGTCACTGTACGCTGCTCAGACTGATGGTTTCAAGCGTGACGCAGAACAGAAAGCCACGAAGATTATGGTAGACACCTGGAACGTGCGCCGCACCACAGACGAGGCGCTTCAGGGTGGTCCCGCAGGACTTGACGATTTGGATGTTTCGAGCGCCGTCACTATTATGTTGGACGGCATTCGCGGAGGATAAAAACAATAATACGGCTACAACCAAAGGGGGCCGTGTGCCCCCTTATTTTATGGAGTAACAATGGGATTATTTAAGACCAAGAAAAAGAAGGTCGTCGATACCGCTATTGTGCGGTTGGTCGAGAACGATGATATTATTGATCTCGTTCCCCCTACACTCATCAATGGCATCATGGGCAGCGGGGACATCCCCGGTGAGATGGCAGACCTTGCCATGAACAGCTCAGCCCGTGGGTTCGAGAGGATGTACCGCTATGCCGAACGCGGTGATTATTTCTATGGTTTGCCTGATGTAAAGGTACGGCGGAATAACGAAGGTGCGGAGATTGCAGAAGGTATTCTCCGCGGAATCTACGGACAACAGATATCCATAGACTATATTCACTACCGCCCAATCAATAACTTCCACGAAGGCTGGAGGATATTGCGGGACCAGTATGAGTACAGCCACAAGCATAACCTCCTTGTCACCACCAGTATCCAGAAGCAAGCCTTCGTAGTCCTGTCCAAGATAGTCGCTGTACATCAGTCGAGTCCTGGCGATGATGAAGTAAACGATGACTGGATGACCGACCCCACCAATACAATGGGAGACCAAGACCCTACTACAGGTGGCGGTCTCTTCCCTGGGTTGGGCGACCCTATTCAGCCCATTGGTTTGGGTGCTCTGATTGTGCAGACCGAAACCCGCTCTGGCCCCTACGAAAGGGAGTCTGTGGAGTTCCATCTCGCCTGGCAGGATGCAGACGGGGCATACCATGACGAGATGATTGTTCATGACCTGACCGCTTACGGCGGGGAGAAGGAGTTCTACCAGGCGAAAGTCAGGTGGGAGGACTCCGATCCAGAGAAGGAAGCGCACATTGAATACTGGACCTACGATCCTGCGGATGGCCAGTACCCTCAATTGGATGGTTTGTTTGACCTCAATTACATTAACCCTGGCACGTACTTCCCCTTTGCCCTGTTCCGTCGGGACGGGCGTGACCGGACAGATCAGCGAGAGCAGGACAGGAACCCCGAAGCGTTCGAGACGAGCCAGAAACTACTGAAGTACATCGGTATCGACTTCGAAGAAATGGGCGCCCAGATCAATGAGAACCCTGACATAGACGCCATCGAGCAAGCGGTGTTTATGATGGCAGTCTCCCTGAATTCCCAGCATGAAGACGAAATCGATTACCTACATAGGTACTTTTCAGACCTACATGAGAGGTTACCGGAGGCTGCCAAGAACCGGATGTACAATATGTCCGCGGTGTTTGCTCAGTATGCCTATAAAGATAATGGGGACGAGAGCTACGCCATTGAGATCTCTGACGGTGACTACCGTGTGGTAATGAGCTTTGATGCCATTACCAAGCAATACCGTGGAGGCAGGATTGGGGAAACGGATGAGAATGGATGGGGAATCGTAGGTAACGTCGAGAATGAATATAACGGCGTAGACCTCGGTGACGGGGATGCCCGCAGAGAGGGGAAATTGCAGACCGTGCAATATATCCGCAAGCAGATAACCCCCTCCGTCTATGAGGAGATCCGCGTCATTAACGGCAAGATGCGGTACGACATGGGAGTAGGTAAGGATGTCTACGGCGGCGGGGATGACCCAAAGGTACTGATCCCACTGGATTACAACATCTGCCGAGAGATGTCGATGCGTAAACGGGAAAGCCTGTACTTCCGTTCGATGCACCTGGTGTTTAACTCCTTCGTAATCCAGAAGACCAAGTGGTATCAAAAGGGGTGGTTCAAAGCGATACTGGTCGTGGTGGCCATTGTGATTACGATTTACAGCATGGGAGCGACCTGGCAGTTAGCGGTAGCTGCAGCGGGGGCGGGGGCGGGATTGGCCGCCATAGCCTTAATCTTTCTACAGATGGTGATAACCAATATAGCCATCGGCTTTGCGATCTCCACTGCGTTCAGTATCGTCGTAGAAGAGTTGGGCCTGGAACTGGGCTTCATCATAGCTGCAGTGGTGATTGTGGCGAGTTTCACCTATGGGTATGCCAATGGATCAGAAGCCCAGATGCTGGGTAAAGTCACGGCAGAGAACCTGCTTACTGTTGGTACTGGTTTAGTCTCCGGAGTGAATAAAGCCACCGAAAACCTAATGGAGGACTTGATAAAGGAAGGCGAGGAGTTTGCCGAGTATACGGGCCTCAAGATGGAAGAGCTGGAACAGGCCGAAGCCCTGCTCAGTAACAGTAATATCATCGACCCCTTCGCGTTTATCGGGAAAGAGCCTATGTTCATACCCGGGGAATCCTCGGATGCCTACTTCGGACGTACTGTCCACTCCGGCAACATCGGTATCAACGGTATAAAAATTGTCGAGAATTTTGTTGACCAATCCCTCACACTGCCAGACCTATCAGAGAATTACGGAGACTTTACCTAAATGGGCTTTAAAATAGACTACGGCACGCAACAGCGTGACCCGCTAGATTTTAGTTACCAGCCCCCTTCAGGGTATGGTAATAATCCCATGGGGAACCAAGCTCCCTCTGTTTTGCGGTACGGCGCACAGCCCCCGTCGGGCATGAACAATGTACTGGGACAGAATAACGCGGGGCAGATGACTCCTGCTGCTGGGCCGCTGCCTACTATCAACTTCGGCGGCGCTGCTCCCACTGGGATGATGTCTGGTGGTTGGAATGGGTTCACTCAGCAAACCAACGCTGATGGAAGTACCTACGGTGGCTGGGGTACAGCAGCCCTGGGAGCAGCGTCTGGCCTGGTCAACTCCTACATGGGGATTAAGCAGTTTGGTTTAGCCAAGGATTCCCTCAAAGAGGGCAAACGTCAGTTCGACCTGAACTACGGCGCCCAGAAGAGCATGGTCAACAGCCGTCTTGAAGATCGCCAGCGTTCACGCGTAGCGGATTCCGGTGGCAAGGGTGACTACGATTCGACTTCCGACTACATGAAAAAGTATGGTATCCAATAATGGCCGGTCCAATTACATGGAAGAACGTATCTGATCTGGCTTACCAGCGGACGGCTGGTGCCTTATTCGAATCTGCTGGCAATAGCTTTAACAGGGGCATTGCTGACTTCAGGGGCGTCCTTGACGAGAAGACGGCGCAGGACAAAGCCAACAACGCCAACCTGAACAAGAACACCACACAGGCGTATAAGGAGGCTGTGAGTGGCCTCTCCCTGGAAGAACTGGGTGATGAGGAGAAGATAGCCGGCCTCAAGGCTCAGTTTGGTGAGCGTGTCGATGATGGCGTGACTAACAACTTTGCAGCCGATGCCCTCAAGGGTGCTCGGTCTGACTTCAATGCTGACGAAGCCTTCAAGAAGACCGAAGCTGGGCTGGCTGTGGCACCTGCTCTTCAGGAATTGGAAGCAGCAATCAATGCTGATGATGATGAACTGCGTGACCAACTGACCCGCGATAACAAGGATGCCTTGATCGCCTCTGGTGACTGGACCCGTATTGCTGCGCTGAGTAAGAGCACTGATATCGCGGAAGACAACCAAGCCTATGCGTTGGAGAAGCGTGGCAGGGAAAGGAAAGAGTATGCCCGCCAAGAAACAGAACGTGCCATGCTGAAGAATGTCGATACCATCGGCTTGGAGGCACAACGTGCCAGTATTGAGCGTCGGGCTACTGCTCCCCAACAACAACGGGAGCGGGCCATTGATGCGGGTGTTGCTGATGAAGCCGGTAATCCCATCTCCACTGCAACACCTGATCAGTGGAAGGCGTACCAAGCTGCTGAGGCTAAAGCGCAGAACTCTATCCCGACCATGGCCGAGGAAGAGTACGCCCTACAAGAAAGATTGATGTCTATGCCCGGCATCACTAAAGCAGCCTACGATCAAGGAATGGCCGACCACCGTGCTACTGCTGCTGCTGAGTACGACTACATGACACCTGAAGCCGCTGCTGCTGCTGTGGCGAAGGAAACTGCGGATACTCAGAGGTGGAAACCACACCAGAATAGCTTTGTGGCAGATGACCGTAGTGACATACCCAAGCCAGTAGCGGTAGCCAATGTACTGGCCGAGCTGATGAAGCCCGATTCCGACGGCGATATGTCTGAGATTGGCCAGGCGATGTCTACATCCTGGTGGACGGACAATGACGATATCCGTAGCGAGATGACCAATGCCATGGTCGATGCAGCGACTCACGGTGTGGTGATGCCTGATGGCACTACCGCACGGATGACCCCTGCTATGATTGGGTTGGCCATGAAGTCCTACACTGAACCCGACGTCTCTAAGTTTTGGGAGGTCGGTGTACAGGAAGCATTACAGAACTACGCCCTGTCTACGGCCTACGATACAGAGAGGAAGAATTACGACGGTTGGAACGCCTCTACGCTGGAGCGTAATAAGAAGAATGGCGACAAACGTGCTGATAGGTTCAACCAGCGTTTATCGGATACGTTTACATCTGCCCCCGTTGACGACGTTGCGGCACCTGCACCCAAGAAGGGCTCTACGGCAGCACCTGGCCTCAATCTCCCAAGCCCAAATCGGGGGCAAGAAACCCCACAGCAAGCGGCGCTAAGGGCTAAGAATAATGCGAGCAACGCTAAACTGTATAAAAGCATCTCTGAGTTGGGCGGCGTCATTCCTGCATTGAAGGAAGCGGGTAAGGAATCCACTGCAGCATTGACACCTAAAGCAACTAAGCAAGCCTTGGTCAAATACTCCAATGCTAGAAGTAATGGCGGTCAGATATCTCAGTTAAGTCGTAGAGAGTTAGCAGCCGTCCAAAGTCACCTTGCTAGTAAAGGCAAAACCGGCTCTAAAGAATACAAGGAGGTTGACTACGCGCTCAGTCGCAAAAGATAAATATCCCAGAAAACAATATCCCATTCCATAACATGGGAGTCCTGAACTTTAAAAGGACTCCCGAATGCCCCGCGAATTTGATTCTGCAGCGTACTTTTCTAACCTCGCAAACAAGAGCGTTAGTAAGAGAACAAACTCCCTAGCCCAAGC